CACCGGACACCCACACGTTCAGGCGCTTGGTCAAAAAGTTGTTCAGGGCTGAGGGCATGGCCTCGGCCTTGCGACTGGCGCTTGCCATGTCGTCCATCAGCACCGACTTGCCCCAGTTGGGGTTGGCCTTGGCCCAGGTGGCCGGGTCGTGCGGGTCGTCGTTGTCGTCCAGTGTGTACACGATGCCAAACATGGTCGGGTCATCGATCACGCCGTCCAGAATCTTGGTCACATGCGTGCGGCGCTCGTAGCAAATGCCGCTGCGATCGGTGCCTGCGGTGGTGATGTTCCACAGCAAAGACTGCTCACGCGCACCGCGGGCGGTGTCGATCACGTCGTACACGGCGCGGGTTTTGTGCGCGTGCAGCTCATCGATGACGGCGAAGTGCACGTTCAGGCCGTCGAGCGTGCTGCCTTCAGCGGACAGCGGCAGAAACTTGCTGGCCCGGTGCGCCACCGTGATGCTGTGCTGCATGATGGCCACGCCCAGGTAGGTGCGCAGGTCAGGCGTGCGCTCAGCCATGGCGCGGGCATCGTCAAACACGATGCGGGCTTGGTCCTTGGTGGTGGCCGCGCTGTAAACCTCGGCCCCGTGCTCACCGTCAGCCGACAGCATGAACAGCGCCAGGCCGCTTGACAGCGTGGACTTGGCGTTCTTGCGGGGCACTTCCACATAGCCCTCGCGATACCGGCGCAGGCCTGTTATGTGGTGCACCCAGCCAAACACGGCGGTCATGATGAAGCACTGCCACGGCTCCAGCTCAATCAGGCGGCGTTCCCTCGCCCACTTGCCCTTAATGTGGGGCAGCAGTTCGATGAACTCACACGGCCGCGAGGCCAAATCATCATCAAAAACCCACGGCCAGTCGTCCGACCGTTCGCGTGCCAGGTCGTCCAGCTGCCGTTGGCAAGCCAGCCGCGTCCACTTGCACGCCACAATCTCGCCCGCCACCACGCCCTGGGCATATCCCAGCGCGGCCTCGGTGAACTTGCTCATCGAACGACGGTGAATTTCTGAAAGCCGCTGGTCTGTTGCGGCTGTTCAAAGCCGGGCAGCGACATGGTAGGGTCCACATAATTCGATGCCTGCACCCGCGCACGCGCTGCAGGGCTCAGGCCAAAGTGCATCAGGTAGCGGTTGACCTGCTCGCGGTGGTTTTTGATCAGCTGGGTCATCACGCTCTGCTGCACATAGCCGCTGGGCGTCTCGCTCTGGCTGGCTGCAGCCACAGCGTCAACATAACTGGCCCCGCCCTCTTCCAGGCGCGACACTTGGCCATTGAAAGCCATCTCCAGCTCGGTCAACCGGCCCACCGCCTGGCAGTACAAGCCCAGCGCAGTGCGGTCAAGCCCGCTGATCAGCCCCAGCTCGTCCAGGATCGGCGTGATCCGCTTCCATTCCTTGCGCGCTTCCTTGCTCAGGTGGCGCGGCGCGTCCGGGATCTCGACCCGAGGGTTGACCCCAGCCGACAAGTCGAGCGCACGTTTCCCCGCATTCCCCTCAAGCAGCTTCAGCGCTGCAGGTTTCGGCGGCGGTCCTCGGAGTCCCATGGTCTTTCAGTTGGTTGGTTGTTTTCAGGCCTTGCCGGGGAGTACCCCCCCCTCCAAAACCCGCGCACGTAAAAATTTGGGGAACCGGTCGGTTTCCGGGGGTGGGGGCCAGAGATTTGACCTCCCCCTCCCCTGCCTGGTCAGAACCGTGACCGGCGCAGGCCGCGCAGGCGTTCGGCCTCGCTTTTGGCCTCATGGCACGAGTGGCACAGGCCTTGTTCGTTCGATTGATCGTCGGCACCACCTTCGGCCAGCGGTTTGATGTGGTCGCGCTGGGTGGCCAGGGTGACGCGGCCAGCTGCTTCGCACATGGCGCACAGCGGCGCACGGGCGAACAGCTCAGCGCGCATGCGTTGCAGCTTGCGGCCAGTGGTGCGTTTGGTGGTGGTTGTCTTGGTGGCCCATGCTGGCTTGGGGTGCTTAGCGCACCGGCCAGACCCGTCACGCACCAAGGCCCCGCAGCCGGGGTGACCGCAGGGCTTGGGGGCAGACAGCATGGGCAGAAATAGAAAAGCCCCGACACGGGGCAGTGTGGCGGGGCTTTGACTACAGCTGCAGACCGTTACCAGCCAACTCAGGATTGAGTTCGACGGAGCTCTACCAGCGCACGCTGAGCCATGTTTTCAGCAATACGAGCAGCTTGCCGCGCTTTGCTGAGTTGTTTTATTCGAGTCTTTTCAGCCTCATCCAATTGCTTAGGATCACGACTGGACTTCGCGCTTGAGAATGCCTGAGCCAGTTTAAGTTTTGGCGAAAAACCTTGGTAAGCCATTCGGTGGACGCATTTCTAAGAAGTGACTGAAATGTAGCAGATAAGTCTATGTCGTAAAACCCCCTGCCGTGGTGGGCTCAGGATGGCCCACGAAGGCCCATAGATGCACGCGTATGCACCTGCTGGGCTTTGGCTTGGGTCTCCTGCCTTGCTGTGAACCAAGCGCACAGGGCGTGGTCTGAGGCTTCAAGGTGGGCCTTGATGGTTGACTCAGCCTTGACCATGATCTTGGCGGTGCTCTTGATGTCGAGACCTTGCACGTAGTAGTGCATCAAGGTCTTGTGCAGGTGGGGGTGCGTGAAGCGCAGGGAATGCACAGCGGTGTCGGTCAGGCTGGCGTCACAATCGCTCAGGGCCTGCGAGCCCATGGCCCCGCTGCCCACGCGCAAGAAGGCTGAGCGCTTGGGGTAGCCCAGCGATCCAGACTCACGCTCACGCACCCAACGCGCCCAGGCTTCCAGGCGTTGACGTACCCAATCAATGCGTGCCATGGGCTACCCCTTCGACTTGCTGGCGCACCAGCTGTTGCACCGCGTGCTCGGGCCAGACGATGCAGTGATGAACGCCCAAGGTGCACATGAGCTGGGCCACATCGCGGGCGATCTCAGTGAGGGTGAAGGGAGTGCCCACAATGTGGCCGCGCTCGAAGGCGTAGAAGCAATTGGGCTGGCCTTTGATGCCTGCACGCACCAGGGCATAAGTGGCTTGGCCAAGGGTCTCGGCTTTGGCCTTGATGCTCTTGTACGTCTCGGGCATCTGGGTCTTGATGGTGGCGATCACTGCCTCAACTTCTGCAGCCGATTTCATTGGGGTCTTGAAAGTGTCCATCTGTCCTCTTCTCCACTTATAAAGGTAATTAAATGAAATTGCGCGATGCGCGAGCGCGCGTGAGCGTGTGCGCCTGCCTGCACGCCTGCGCCTGCAGGTGTGTGTGCCTGTGCACCCACCTGACCATGCAGCGGCGGAACCCCTTAAGTGGAGCCCTATGGCTGCTGCAGCCCCTCTATGCAGGGCGCAGGACAGGTGGACACTTGGACACTCAGGGCATAGAGGACAGCACGCGCATCCATTCGCTGGCGTGGTGGCAGCAGCCGTGCGGCGCTGTGCGATCTGCATCCCATGCCCGCTTTGGGCATGAAACCACCACACGAGCGCCATTCAGCGTCGTGGGCAGGGTTGAGGGGTTGGGCTTAGAAAGGCGCATCGTCTGTGAATGAGCCTGTGATGGGCAAGGCACTCGCTGACGCTGCGTCAGGGGTCGCTTGAGTTTCGTCGGACTCAGGGAAAGGCCAGCACTTGGGCCGGACCCAGCCTGCACGGCGCACACCGTTGAGCTGCACCTTTTTGTATTTCCAGCCAGCGCTGTTCATCCAGGTGCGCACCTCGGTTTGCATGCCTGCAGGTGCTTTGCCTGCGTCTGCGCCCAAGGCATGACAGAGCATGTCGATGGTCACAAAGTCGGTGAGGTTGTTGACGATGTCGGCATAGGTGCCCTTGCCGGGTTCGCGGGTGAGCACGGTGAGCAGCTCGCTGGTGACAGCGGTTTCGATCAGCCTTGCTTCTTGCATGGGCACAAACAGGCGTTCTTCCTGTTCGCGTGACGGGGTGTAGGGCTTGCCTTCCAGGTAGAGGGCGTAGGCCTCGGCAAACAACTGGTCGCGCCACCGGGCAAGCCAGCTGGTTTTGATGGGTTGCTTGACGGGGATGGGCCAGAAACGGCGGTTGCCTGTACGGTCGCGCAGGTAGGTGTTTTCGTTGGTGGTGCCCACCAAAACGCATTGGCGCGGGAATTCTTCGATGGTGCGGGCATAAGCCGGGCGGTACCGGTCTACCTTGGAGGTGATGAAGGCCTTGACGGCGGTGACCTCGGCTTTTCCCATGGCCGACATTTCGCCCAGCTCGATGGCCCACACCCCACCGACTTGCTCGCTGGATTCTTTGCCCTTGCCAATCTCAAACTGGGTGTCGCTGTACCACGCGGTGCTGGCCAAGACCTCGACCATGCTGGATTTGCCCAAGCCGCCGGGGCCTTCCAGCACGGGGCAGTAGTCGAACTTGCAGCCGGGCTCCATGACGCGGTTGACCATGCCCAGCAGCCAATAACGACCCACCAAGCCAAAGTATTCAACCATGACGGGGCCAAGGCTCTCAGGGGTCTCGCCTAGCGTCCACACCAGCCACTTGTCGAGGCGGGGTGTGCCGTCCCAAGTCAAGCCCTGAAGGTAATCGTGGATCGGGTGCCATGCGTTTTCGTGGGCCACAGTTTCCATGGCTTCGGTGATGGCTTGGCGGGTGATGGCGGGGAGCTTGTATTGCTTGCTGAGCCAGTCGCCCAGCAGCAGGTCTGTGGTGCCCTTAATGCGGCCAGCCTTGCCCTGCGAGAAAGGCCAGTCTTGGCGCAATTCCATGTTGTTGCTCAGCTGGTTGAAGCCAATGCAGTTGGCCAGCAAGGGATCGTGACGCAGGGCCGCTATTACGGTTTTGCGCGAGACGTTCCAGCGGCCCTTGACTGCGTCCCAATAGGGCTTAAGCCACCAAGGCAAGTCGCCACTGGCGGCGGCATCATCACCGGCATTTGTGCCAACAGGGGGATCGATTTTTTTTTCGGGATCGGCCACAGCGGCAGGGGTGGCAGGGGCTTGGCCATCGAGCGCGGGCAGCGGGCCAGCGCGACCAAAGAACTGCATGACCTCATCAAAGCCCCAGCCGTCGGTCTGGATCGCGTCAGCAGCGTCCCAGCCATCGGGCACGAGTCCAGGGGCGGGGATGGGCAGCAGCTGCACCGTGCAGCCGTGCGTGTCGGTCAACAGGTGGCCAATGCCGATCATGGCGGCCATGCCGGGTTGCTTGTGAGCGGGCTTGAAGGGCATGGTGCCCTTGAGTATGTCGCGTGCGGCTTCGTCGGCGCACTCGTTCAGTTCTTTGGCTGTGGGGTTTTCGCGCTTGCTGTCGCAGTCTGGCCAAGCCAGCACGGTGGCACCTTGCAGCCAGTCCCACGATGCCTTGGCCCATGCCTTGCAGCCACCGGGCCAGCTGGCCACGATGTAGATGCCGGGGGCGCCAGCGTCCAGGCAGGCTTGCAGGATGTCGGCTTTCTTCTCGCCCTCGACCAAGACCACGGTTTGGTCGGGATTGGGCAGGGCTTTGCCGGGCAGGTAGAGGGGGCGGGGCTCGTCGAACGTCTTCCAACGCCAGCCCTGTGTGCCGTCTTTGCTGGACTGGCACCAGGTGTAAGGCAAATCGTCTTTGCCACCGGTTGAGGTGGTGAAGCGCACCACGTAGCCCCACACATCGCCATCCACCTCATACACAGAGGTGCGGGCGATGTCTTCGGGTTGACGATGCTGGTGCCTGAATGTAGGGGCAGGCGCGTGAGCCGGTACCGGGGCCACAGTGGACCAGCCTTCGTCAGAGCGCGGGGCCTTGGCTTTGGCGGGTGGTGGCTCGGGGCGCTCAGGGCGTTGGTGGTTGGCATCGCGCTGCACACCGGCCACGTCTTCCAGGCCTTCGTCTCGGGCCACTTGCAGGGCGGCTTTGCCCATGGTCAGGCCGTGCATGGCGGCATAAAGGTTGATCAGGTCGCCGCCTTTTTCGTCGGTG